CGCGGGGCCTGTCGGCTGCTGTCTACCGTTTAGAGATAGGAGAACCCGAATGGCCATACTGACTTATACCCCATACACCTCAATACGAACCTACTTCAATCCTAGGTTGGGAACAACCAGGACGAGTAGCTCGTACAAAGTGGTTAAGGATAATCGGTTTGTCAATCCGGCAACTTCGAAAAGAGTTCGACCAAAATCGATCTTCTTCTCTCCGACGGCACGCACTGTGGAAGTCATGAGTTATAATGACTTTCCACGATTGCTTCTGAGCCGTGAGAACAACGGCGCCCCTAATGGGACGATGTTTACTCACAGCGAGGCCCTTTCGGGCAACATGACGCGACCTGGAATTGGTGCGGGGACTAGTTTTATCTCCAAGCCAATTAAAGGGAATGAGCTTTTACTCAAGATAAAAGAGGAAAAGATCAATATGGGGATGCTCCTTGCGGAGTATCGCCAGACTGCTCAAATGTTTGTAGCAAGTGCGTATAGACTCGCGCAGTTTTACCGACAACTGCGCAAGGGCAACGTGAATGGCATGGTAGCCTCTGCATCGCAGTATGTACGTCGCAAGACGTACAGAGACGATTGGATGTTATACCGTTATGGTATAACCCCGTTCGTCATGGATGCCGAAGCCATTTTTAAGCTTCTCCACGAAGGCCTCACAAAGGAACTAGTGAAGCGCTTTACTGTCTACGAAGGTAAAGATTCTCGTATCGAAACCGTTTGGGGCGGGACAACAAACCGCTCCCTTCGGATGAGACACTTGTATCAAACTTCAGCGAAACAGACTGCTTGGGTTGAATACGAAAGTAGCATCCTAGGTGGTCTCTCGCAGGTCGGGTTGTTAAACCCTGCACAGCTGGCATGGGAAGTGGTGCCTTTCTCTTTCGTAGCTGATTGGTTTGTGAACATTGGCGACATGCTGAGTTCGCTTGACGCCCTAACAGGTGTCAAGCGTATTGCGATTACTCGCAATCAGCGTATGCGCTGTTTCACAACCTACAGTTACGTCTGGGATAGACACATTACTCCCTTTGAGCCAGCATATGCTCGGCGAGACACTCGATCCGTCCTCGCTCCAGGCCAACTTCGGTCCCTTAACTGGGATCCGTCGTTGTCATGGAAGAGGATCGTAGACAGTGTTGCTCTCATTTCTCAAAATAAACCCCGCATCCGTTTATAGGATGCAGATCGGCGTAAGCCGATCGTTCACTTCGAAGGAATGTTAAATGGCACAAGCCGCTAACATCGTCCTGGCCAACGGCCAGGCCACTCCGGCCAACGTAACGTTTTCGGTCGAGGACGTGAAGTCCGGGATCGCATCGTTCGCTGATCGCTCCTCTGGTGTAGCGAGTCGTTTTGCTCGCTTGACTGTACGGTACGCAGGACCCTCGGCTGGTAAAGCCGGGAAAACCGTGTATTCCGTGTCGATGCCGATTTACGGCGTGCTGCCGTCCGGCGCGAATGGTATCTTGTATACCCTTCGTGGCAACGTTGAGTTGCAACTTCCGGACGGCTGCACGGACGCTGAGCGTAAAGATCTTTACGCCTTCGTCCGTAATGGCCTCGCAAATACCCTAGTTCAGGGTAACATGCGCGACTACGACCCCCTGTACTAATCACTAGTTCAGGAGACAGTTATGACCAGCCCCTCTACGCGGGTCGCCCCGCGTACAAACAGAAGGCTCGCGCCTTCTAGCCCTAAGCGGGCTTACGGTCGTCGTGAGACGGACGTAGTTGAGGTTCGCTCCGTGTTTGACATGGAGCGGGGAGCGTTTCTTCGTCTTTGTGAGGCAGTTAACACGCCTCGCTCGCTAGCCTGTTTCTTAATGGCTCGCGAGAATAATGACGAGAGCTGGAGTGAGTATCTTTCCCTCCCGTTTCCTGACCCTTGTTTGGATTCATTTCCAGATGACTATCTTGTCTCGGAGGTTATGCGCAAAAATCCGCGCTTGCCTCTTAAACTTGATACTGCGAAAGTCGCCATTGATGGTTTTCACCAGTCGGAAGACGAGTGTAGATCAACCAATGAACGATTCAATGCTTATGAAGAGTCAAATTATTCGACTCTCTCAGTGACCGAACGTTCTCTCATAGAGAGGGTTCGACGGATCATTGAGAAGGCATTAGGACCGCTCACCCTGAATAAGCTTCATCAGGTGGAGTCGTCTTTTCGTTTTGGGCCGGGTGCCACGTCAGTGGTTTCGGGTGCGGAGGTACTTCTCTCTAAAAAGATGACGTGTGTTATGCACGTCACTCCCAGGCTCGCCAAGTTTGCGAAAGGGCTATTAGGCCCTTTCTGGCCGCAATTCTGCGGACCTCTCGAGATTCGAGAGGCAAGCTCGGTGATCACCGTTCCCAAGTCTGCAAAGACTGACCGGACTATTGCGATCGAACCCCATCTGAACATTTATGCTCAGCTGGGAATCGGCCAAGAAATCCGGAAGGCACTGCGCAGGCTTGGCTTGGAACCTGACAATCAAGGTCGGAACCGCGACATGGCCCGGCGGGCTAGGCTTGAAAACCTAGCCACGATGGACTTGTCATCGGCAAGCGACCTAATCAGTTACAAGGTAGTAAGAACTTTGCTACCCTACGACTGGTGCGAACTGCTTGAGTTGGCTCGAACAGATTACTCTGTCCTGGATGGAGTCCGTATACCCTTAGAGAAGTTTTCTTCAATGGGCAACGGCTACACCTGGGAACTCGAGTCCCTCATCTTTTACGCGATTGTCAAAGCTGTAACGAATGCCCCGATCGAGGAGATAGGCGTCTTTGGTGACGACCTAATCTTCCCGGCAAAGCATTTCGATGCAGTAACCAAGGCTCTGAACTTTTTCGGATTCAGAGTGAACGAGAGGAAGTCCTTCTGGCAAGGAGACTTCTTCGAAAGTTGCGGTACAGACTACTGGCGAGGTCATGACGTCCGACCCTTTTACTTCAAAGGTGAATATCATGATCTCTTACAGGCATCTGTGTCGATGGCTAATCGCCTCCGTATCTACGCTCATCGCCGTTGCCATAGTTATGGCTGCGACGTACGCTTTCTTCGGGCTTGGTTATACCTTGCTCGAAAGAGCCGGGCGGTGGGTTACACCTACCTCTCGCTCGGATACGGGGACGACGGCCTCATCGTTAACTTCGATGAGGCCAAGCCAGCAAGGCTCCGCCACGGTCACCAGGGGTATCTCGCCAGAGTCTTCTCACGAAGACCTAAGCGAAGTACCCGAACAGTGATTGAGGGCGCGTATCTTGCTGCGCTGGCCTTTGGTACTATGAGCGAAAATTCGCGCGCGGATGAATTCGTGCGCGGTTCCGTCAATAGGCCGCAACTCCGAAACGTACCAGTATTTAGCTGGTACGACCTGGGC